TCGCCAAGCCTGTGCAGCTCGGCGGCAGCGCCAATGGACTTTCCATGCCCAAGAACGGCCACCCGGCCGCGCTGGCCACCGGGCTGATCGAACAGTTCGAAAGGATGGTGGCGTGATGTTGCCGCTACTCGGGAGGATCTTCGGTAGTGACAAGGTGATTGGCAAAGGCCTCGAACTGATCGATGACGCCTGGGAAACCGACGCTGAGCGCCTGGAGGCACGCGCCACGGCCAAGATCGCCCTGATGAACGCCTACGCGCCGTTCAAGCTGGCGCAGCGCTACCTGGCCGTGATGTTCTCGGTGACTTTCCTGGCGTGTTTCGTGTTGGTGCTGGTGATGACCCTGGCAGGGCACACCACCGATGCGGTTTTCACCGTGATCGACAAGTTCAAGATCGACTGGATCATGACCAGCATCGTGCTGTTCTATTTCGGTGGCGGCCTGGCTGAATCGATCAAGCGCAAACCGGATGGTGGCAGCTGATGCCAGGTCTGCAGCTCCAGTACAACAACGACAAGCTGCGTCGCGCCTTCACGCAGAGCGAGCGCACCCTGCGTGGCTACGTCGACCGCGCCGTGGGCCGGGCAACCATCGAGATCGCCAACCTGGCACGCCGCCTGGCGCCCAAGGCGCACAGCATCCTGACCAACAGCATCACCATCCGCCGCCCCGATCCGTACACGGGCGAGGCCGTTGCCGGCAGCGCCTACGCACGCATGGTGGAAGAGGGCACCGGCCCGGGCGGCTGGCCGAGCGAGCGCACCATGCTCGACTGGATCAACGTGCACAACATCCAGCCGCGCGACCCGGGCATGACTCAGGAAGACTTGGCCTACGTGATGGCCCGCGATATCGCCCTGCACGGAACCCCGGCCCAGCCGTTCATGCAGCCGGCCTTCGAGCAGAAGAAAGACCGGGCCGCCAAGCTGATCGACAAGGCGCTGGACGACGCATTGGGGGCCATGGGCGCATGAGCATGCTGCCGCAAGCCATCGAGAACACCGACGAGCGCGTGGACTCCCTGCTGGCGGCGCTGGTGGCGCGCCTGCCCCAGCGTCTGGTGAGCCGTGGCTTCAAGCACTACAGCGAAGTGCCCGAATACGACCTGCGCAAAGGTGTGCTGTGGGTGGTCACCCACGGCGAGGGCGATTACGCAACCGGCCGCGGCATGCTTACCAAAGAGGGCACCACCAACATCTTTCTGATCGGCCACCTGCGGGTGGAGGAAACCGACAGCACCGAAACCCTCGAAAAGGCCGAGCTGGCCTTCATCGAAGAGGTGAAAACCGCCATCCGCCAGGGCCACACCGCCATGGATATCGGCCTGCCGAGCTGGGAGAAATCCCGCCTGCAGGAGCATCCCTACGGCTGGTTCGTGGTGCCGGCAACACTGGGCCCGCCGCGGGCAAATACCAACTGAGGACTGAGCAATGGAAAACTTCGAATCGTACTACTTCAGCGGCCAGGGTCCGGTAATGCTTGGCCTGTATTCCGAAGGCGACAGCGGCCTTGGCTTCATCGGCGATGTATCGCAGCTGTCGTTCCCGCCGAACATCAGCCGCACCGACGTGGTGGAGAACGTGAGCGGCCAGCGCCAGACCGGCGCCAGCTTCAAGAACCGCACCGAGTACCCGCTGAACATCACCATGAAATCGGTCAAGCCGGCGCACATGGCGCGCCTGATCGGTGCCGACCTGACCGCCAAGACCGCCGCCAGTGTCACCGATGAAGCGGTCACCGGCCGCCATGGCAAGTTCCTGAAACTGGCGCACGTCAAGGTGAGCAACCTGGTGCTGACCGACAGCACCGGCGTCACCACCTACGTGGCCAATACCGACTACAAGCTGTACGCCGACGAAGGCATGGTGGAGATCCTGGCCACCGGGAGCATCACCGACGGCCAATCGTTGCTGGCGGACTACGACTACGCCGCCCAGTCGCATCTGCTGGTCAACCCCACCGACCTCGATTACGTGCTGGTGTGCCCCACCATCAACCGCGCCAACTCCGGCAAGCGAGGACGCCTGACCCTGTACAAGGTCAAGCTCGACCAGGGCGCGATCGAGGCCATCGTCGACGGCGACCAGGAAGCCTCGGCCAATCTCACCGGCAAGGTGCTGATCGACACCAGCCGCCCGGCCGGTGACCAGCTGTACCGCTGGGAAATGGAAGACTGATTGCCCTGAATAGGCACCTGCCGGTGCCTATTTGGTGCCGCAACCGCATCAAGAGGACAAAGCATGGCAGAAGCGAAACCCCAGGCACCGGCCGAAAAGGTCAAGGCGCCCCTGAAGAAATCCCACACCCACGCCGGCCAGCACTACGAAGTGGCCGAAGGCCGGAAAGCGCCCGAGATCGAGGTGACCGAACGCCAGAAAAAGTGGCTGGCAGAACGCGGCATCGTCTGACCAGGCTGATCGATTCCTTTGGTTTTGGGGCCACCCAAGGCCCCTGTTTTTTCGAGGTGACAAGGTGAGCGAAAGCCAACAAGCCGACCAGAACGAAGAACTCGAAATCCTGCTGGGCTGCAAGCAGGTAACCCTTGCCACCGGCGAAGAAGTCACCGTGCGCGAGTACGGCGGCTTCCTCGAGGGCATGCGGGTGGATGCCATTGCCAGCCCGGTTATCCAGGATCTGCACGCGCTGTTCAGCGAGATCAGCGACGGCGGCGATTTCAACTTGCTCGAACTGGCCGCCGTGTTTGGTGCGCATGAAGAGGTGATCGCCCGCCTGATCGCCATGGCCTGCGACAAGCCGGAAGACTGGGTGAAGTCCCTCAACGACGAAGACGGCCAACTGCTGCTGATGGCGTGGTGGAGCACCAACCAGGGTTTTTTTCTCCGCCGGATCACGCGTGCACACATCGCCAAGCGGGCCGCCACCACCCTGCAGGCGGAGAAAGCTGGGGAAGCGTCGTCGCCCGCCTGATCCGGCACGGGCACACTCTGGACAACATCCAGCAGCGCTACACCCGCCGTCAGATCGCACTGTTCAACCGTAAGGCGCTGCAGGCCGAAGACCTACAGCAGGCAGATCGGATCGAGGCCGGCCTGGCCGGGTGGAGCAAAGGCGGGCCGGGTATGGTGAAGGCATTACGGGAGCGGGGTGGATCTTAGCGTTTGGATGATGCGGCGGAAGCCTTTGCCGAGCGATCTGAACAACCACCGGTAGAAGTGGATGACATCCTTGGCGAGCATTTCGCTGACGCTAATTCCGTTTGGGCAGTGTGATTACCAACAAAGCCATCAGAATTCCGCCGATCCCTACAGAGGCGAACCAAAGCACAATGCCAAAGGAAGGCGAATTGAGTGTTTCAGGACTATGTGACTCTAGGCTGTAAACCGAGAAAAATCGCAGAGACAGCATCAGCAACATGGATGCAAAGAACCAAGCGGCGCCTGTTCTTCGCTTCCAGGCTTGCGCCAGGAGCCCGATGAATGCGGATATCAGCGCAGCAGACAAAAGCCACATTGTTGTCAGATTAGCTATCGAGCTTTTGCAGCAGGCGAGCTACTGCAACAACCGGCACTGAAGGCATTGGCAGGCGTTCATCGGTGAATGTCTCCATGTTCCCCTTTATGAATTGCGCTTTTCCATGGAGTGTGCGCAATTCACGCAGAAGTGACAAGTGAGAGGCTGCGGCCACCTCACAACCACAACACATTGAACCAATTGGCTTATACTGTCGGAAACTGATCAAGGGCATAACGCAACCCAAGCGAAAAGCCCGGCCCCCCTCGTGGGGGCCGGGCTTTTTTTTGTGGACGATTCATGGCGCTCGGCAAAGCAGACAAAGAATTCCTGATCCGCGTGAAGGCCGATATTCAGGCCGCAGTCGGCGACATGCGCGATCTGACCAAGGAACTGGACAGGCAAGGGCGCGCAGCCGGCGATGCCTCGAAGAGAATGGGGCTTGCCGGGAATGCGTTACAGTCTCTCAAGGCCGCTGCTGCGGCCTACCTCGGCGTGGCTACGGCAATCAGATCGATCCGGTTGGCTGAGGAGTATCAAAATATCCAGGTACGCCTGGAGCGCGTGACCAGAGCCCAAGGTGACTACAACCGTGTGTCTCGGGAGGTTTACCAGATATCCCAGCAGAACGGTGTCGCGCTGCGCGATACAGCTGGGCTGTTTGTCAATATCAACCGAGCTGCGCGGGATCTCGGAGCAACACGGGACCAGGTGCTGGCCGTCACCAATGCCATCCAGCAGCTTGGCGTTCTCTCCGGGTCAACGGATGCTGAGCTTGGCAATGCACTGCGCCAGTTTGGCCAGGCGATGGCCGGCGGCGTGGTGCGGGCCGAAGAGTTCAACAGCATCATCGAAAACACGCCGGAACTGGCGAGCCGCATTGCGAAAGGCATGGACCTCACAGTTGGCCAGCTGCGTTTGGCCGTTGTCGAAGGCAATGTGCTGAGTCGCGATGTATTTCGGTCGTTGCTCAAGCAAACCGGCGAGATCGCTACGGAAGCGGCACAGATGCCAGAGACCCTGGCACGCTCGGCGCAGCGGCTGGAAAATGCCTGGTCGAGATTTCTTGATCAGGCAAACCGTTCGCTGAACATTGTGGGTAGCCAAGCCTCACTCACTCAGGAGTGGGCTTTTTTCCTGGATGACATCACTCGGCGTATGGACAGCGCCACAGATAGTGGCGAGCAGCTCAACCAGCAATCCGAGCGCCAGGTTGAACTGAAAAGGGAAGAAGCACACCGGCTGGCAGTGATTGCCAGGCTGGAAGAGCAGGCCGCGAAGTTCGAGGCAAAGCGCGGCAAGTCGTCAACCGTTATCGCCAGGGCCATCGAGATTCAGCAGAGGAAACTGGAAGCGATTCGTGGCGACCTGGAGTCTCTGGCTGGACCCGGTGGCGACACCAATGCGCCACCACCAATTGAACCTCCACCTTCGCCGGAAGAGAAATCGCGACAGCGGCGCATCGGTACCATTATCGCCGGGTTGAAACAGCAAGCAGAAACCTACGGGCAGACGGCCGAGCAGATCGCTGTCTATCGGTTGGAGGTGGAGAAGGCGGCTCCGGATGAGATCAAGTTGGCACAGGCATTAGCCAACCGCATTACCGCGCAGCGCGAAGCCGAGCAGGCCACACGCGATGCCATCCGCACCGAAGAAGAGGCCCAACGCCAACGCGAACGTGAGAACGAGGAGCTGGACCGCCAGGCGCAGCATTGGCGGGATCTGGTTAATCCAATCAACGTTTATCAGCGCCAACTCGAGGAGGTCGAGCGCCTCTATGATTCTGGCCGCATTGCAGCAGAAACCTATGCTGAAGCGACCCTGCACATTATGGATGCGATGGAGCAGGTGGGCGAGAAGGCAGAGGAAACCGGCAACGAAATGGACCAGTTCGCTGTCCAGGCAGCCCGCAACATCCAAACTGAGCTGGGCGACACCCTCTACAACATCGCCAAGGGGAATTTCGACAATATCTTGTCCGCCTGGGCTGATATGTTGGCTCAGATGGCTTCGCAGGCCCTGGCAGCCCAGCTTGGGAAAAAACTGTTTGGCGCCGATTTTGGCAACACTGGCGATATCGGCGGGATTGTCGGCGACGTCTTGGGGTCATTCGGCTTGTTCCACTCCGGTGGGATTGTCGGCCAGTCATCCGGCATGTCGCGCCAGGTTCACCCGGCAGCCTTTATCAACGCGCCGCGCTACCACACCGGCGGCTTCCCGGGCCTGACACCGGAGGAAGTGCCGATTATCGCCAAGCGGCGGGAAGAGGTGTTGTCTGAACATGATCCGCGCAACGCGTTGAATGGTGGGATGCAGGGTGGTGGTAACCGCACGCGGATTGTGAACGTGATCGACCCGGCGCTGGTGCAGGACTACCTCTCAAGCGCTTCGGGTGAGGATGTCATTCTCAATCTGATCAGTCGCCGGCGAGGCGATGTGCAGTCGATCCTGTCATGAAGATCTGGCAGTGGACCCCCAACTGGCAGGGACCGGTGCTGGAGCGGCTGGAATGGCTGACGGATGTGCTGTCGTCCAAGAACCTTACCGAGCAGGCGATCCGTCTGCGCAATGTGCCACGTCGGTCATTTGAGTTCGAAGTGGTAGTGCATGAACGCCAGCGTCGCACTCTTGAGGCCGCCTTATTCGGCAGGCAGGCCGAGGAATGGCTGTTGCCGGTCTGGCCTGATGGCGCGTTCCTTGACGCTGGCGTGGCTTTAGGGGCTACCGGCATTGCGGTGGATGCCATGTATCGGGATTACCGGGCTGGTGGCCAGGCTGTGCTGATCGGTGGACACATTGCCGAAGCGGTGACCATCGATACGGTGTTAGCTGATCACATCACACTGGTGACCGGTACCGTAAACGCCTACGCGCGGGGTGTGCGACTGTACCCGGCCAGACCGGCCAGGATGCAGGCGAGCCAGCCGCTGCAACGCCTGAGCGATGAACTGGCAACCCTGACCTGCCGGTTGCAGCTGACCGACAACAGCGAGCATGCCCTGCCGACACCGGCCACTTACCGCGGCCTGCCGGTGCTGGAGCAGCCGCCGAACTGGCGTGACGACCTGGCGGCTGACTATCAGCGCCAAATCGCCACGCTGGATTACGGGGTCGGCCGACGCTACGTGGAAGACATTGCCGGGCGAGGCGAGGTGCTGCAGGGGCATCGATGGACCCTGCAAGGCCGGGCCTCGATCGATGGTTTCCGCGCATGGCTGTATGCGCTTGCCGGCCGCCAGGGCGCATTCTGGTTGCCCACCTGGTGCCAGGATCTTCGCGTGCTCGGTGATATCGCCCACGACGCGCTGACCATCGATGTGGAGCATTGCGGTTTTGTGGATCACCTGGCGCTGGCGCTGAACCGGCGCGATATCGAGATCCGTATCCGCAGCGGCAGCGTGTTCCGCCGGCGTATCGTGGCGGCCGCGGCGGTCGATGCCAACACCGAGCGGCTGACGCTCAACGCGCACCTCGGCGTGGACGTGGCCGCCGGCGATATCGTGCGCGTGTCGTTTCTGCAAACCGCGCGCCTCGAGGCGGACGCGGTGGAGATCGCCTGGCACACCGGCGCCCTGGCCGAATCGGCCCAGCAGCTGCGGGTGGTGAACCATGACGTTTGAGGCGTTCGAACAATCCGCCCGCCAGGGCCGGCCTGTCGAACTGTTCGAGTTCGTGCAGGGCGCGCAGACCTGGCGGTTTACCTCTTACGACGAAGACTAC